CTAAGATTAAACCTATCGATGTGACGAGAGAAGGTCATATTGATAAAGATTATGAGTATAGTCGTGCAAACCTTTATTCCCTCATAGAAAAGGGTCAGGAGGCAATCAATGGCATTATGGAGGTAGCAGGTGAAGGAGGCAGTCCAAGAGCATACGAGGTCGCAGGGCAGTTGATTAAGAGTGTTGCTGATACTACTGATAAGTTAATTGATTTACAAAAGAAACTAAAAGAAGTGGAGGACGAAACTAAGAAGACCACAAATAATGTTACTAATAATGCGGTGTTTGTTGGGTCTACATCAGAACTCCAAAAAATGCTCAAGCAAGGTTTTCTAAATAATAAAGAATAGACTACTTTTCATCGATGAAAAAGTGTAAGCAAGGATATTATTATTGTTATACAGACAAAAAATGCAAACGAATTCCATTGGGATATCGTGTGGCATCTAGTGGATATCTTCGTAAAGAAAATGGAGATGATCAAACTGATAGTGATAATGATAATGGAGAAACTACTAATGGAGATGGTGGTGGAATGGGAGAAAGTAATATATTAGAAAAACTTGACGGTAAATCTGCTAAGGATAAAGGATATTCTCTTCGTGATTGGTTTAAAGGTGGTGGTTGGAAACAGGCTGGTGGTAAATATGATGGTAAACCCTGTGCAAAGCAACCAGGTCAAACAACTAAACCATATTGCCGTGATTCAGATGATCGTGCTGCAATGAGTGAGGATGAAAGAGATAAAAGAGCTGCTAAAAAACGCAAAGAAGATCCAAATCCCGATAGAAAAGGAAAGGCAAAAATCGTGACTCAAAAAAATTCATTCGAACCAGAAGGTAACCTTGTAGATGAAGGTAAAAAAGATGCTTGTTACAAAAAAGTAAAAGCAAGTGCAAAAGTATGGCCTTCTGCATATGCATCAGGTAGATTAGTACAGTGTCGTAAGAAGGGTGCTGCTAATTATGGCAATAAGTCAGAATCAGTGGAGTTTTCCAATTGGAGAGATGATTTTCAAGCAACCGAATATGAGTTCATTGATATTATCAAAGCAGAACCTTTGATTTCTGAAGGTGTTATGCCTGCTGCAATTGACCCTAAAGCACATAAGAAAGCACAAAAAAGACAGAAAGTCAGAAATATGACTAAATCTCCTAATAAGAATGAGGCAAACGTTGCAAGGGAAATGTCAAAAGGTCCTTCATTACCAATGGAAGAAGTTGACCGTAGAAGAGCACCAGCAGAATTGGTTGCAAGATTGAGGTCTAAAACACCTGGATTGATGGCAGATGATGGTCCCAACAAACCATCCTATGATGCCAAACAAAGAATTCTTGCTAAGACTAAAGCAAAAAGAATGAAAGAAGAAGTCAAAACTATTGATGAACTAAAGTGCTGGAAAGGGTATAAGAGAAAAAAAGGTTCTATTCCAGGAGAAAAGGGTTCTTGTGTAAAAGCACATGTAGAACTTGAAGGTGAGAAGATTGAAGAAAAAAAAGAAGAATCGAAAATTGGTGGTGGAAATCTTAAAACACTTACGAAAAAAGCAGTAAAGAGAATAGATTATGATGTCGATGGTGATGTAGATCCTAATGATAAAGTAGAAAAGAAGACTGGAGATTATGGAGAAGAACTGCCCACACCATTTGGAAAGTTCAAAACAAAAATTAAGAAAGAAGAGTTCTCTGATTGGAGAAATGAACTTGATGAAGGATGGAAAAGTGCTCTTGCTGGTGCAGGTGTTGCTGCTGCTCTGATGTCACAGGGTGGACAAAAAGCACCTGATAAAAAAACAACAACATCTCCTTCCCGTTATAATACAGAAAGAGTTTTAAAAACTACACAAAAAAAACTAAGTCCAATGGATCAGTGGAGAAAAAATTATCCTGGATTAGCAAAAAAATCTGATAACCCTCCAGAATTTAATCGAAAAAAATTAAGTCCTATAAACAAAGATTGGGAAAAAGCAAATCCAAAGTTAGCAGAAAAAGAAAAAGACAATAGAAGTAAACTTAGAGAAGCAATTGATAAGTCTAAGATGAAATGCAATTCACCAAAATCACAAGCAGTTGGTGATTCACAAACGGGAAAATCACATGTTGTTAAAGCATGTGAAGGTGGGAAAGAAAAAATTATTCGTTTTGGGCAAAGAGGAGTGAAAGGTTCCCCAAAAAAAGAGGGTGAGTCAAAAGAATATGCATCTCGTCGCAATAGATTTAAGACAAGACATGCTAAAAACATTTCCAAAGGAAAAATGTCTGCGGCGTACTGGTCAAATAAGGTCAAATGGTAAAGAATATGAAAAACTTCAAACAATTTCTCTCAGAAAGCATCACCATAAATGGTGATTTTAATGGAACTCTAAATGTAGGAGGTTCCGAACCACAACAACAGCAGGAAACTTATTCTGCAGATATTGTATGGGAAGGTAAGATGTATCGTTTGGAAGTAGAAGGCAAAATACTTTCGAAGAAAGAACTTGCAGAACAAATTCAAGGAGAATATCCCGGAGCAATGGTTCATAATGTTTATCCTGGTGAGGTAAATACTTCAAGAATTAAAAATTCTCAAAGGTATCAACCTGAAAGATTATCGTGGAGTGACTAATGGCACAGTGGAATAAGAATACACAAGACTTTCTAAATCAAGAGAGAAGTCTCTTTGAGGTTTATAATATTGCTGATCACTGGGGAAACCAGACTGACTGGAGGCCTCAGTTTTCTGACAATAACAGACTAAAGGTTGCTCCCTTCCAAACAGTTTTCTTCAATACTTTCCAGTATACTAAGGAGACTGATGTTTGGGATGAGAGTGTAGTTGGTGTTGGAACTGCTACTCATAATCCTGCTTCCAGTAATATAGTTATGGAAGTTGGTTCTACTGCTGGTAGTAAGGTTGTAAGACAGACTAAACAGGTAATGAGATACATTCCTGGTAGACCGGCAACTCTCGCATTTGCAGTTCGTCTAGATACACCACAAGTCGGTATTAGCAGAAGATTTGGATTGTTTAATGAGACTGATGGTGCTTACTTTGAGGATGATGGAGGCACATATTCTTATGTAATTCGCAGCAGTGCATCTGGTATCACTACAGAAACAAGAGTAACCAGAGACAACTGGAACGGTGAAAAGTTTGATGGTAATGGATATACTGGTGTAACTGCTGATGCTACAAAACAGCAGATGATTTCCATTAACTATGAATGGTATGGTGCAGGTGGTGTAAAATTTAATTGGTTAATGAAAAATGAGACTATTGTTAGCCATGAATTTGAAAACTCAAATGTCAATGATTTAGTTTGGTGTAGAAGTCCATTCC